CGGTGTGACGGCCCAGCAGCTTCCGCAAGGTGTTGATGCGTTGCTTGCCAAACATCGAAGGCCCCGTTTCTGATGCAACGCCGCTACGATCGCCAGATCATCATCCAGCGGAAAACGGTCACGCAATCCGGGTCTGGCGATGAAATAGAGACGTGGGTGGACCTCGTCTACAAGTGCTTGGCCTTCGTCGCGCCGACGCGCGGGAGTGAACGGTTCACCGATCCGGAGAAAGTTGCCGACCAGGAAGTGACATTCACGATCCGGTTTCACGAAATCCCTTCAGCGTCCCGTCCGCTCGGTCCCGAGGACCGCATTATTTATCCCGTCGATGGAATTGCAGCGAACACGCAAAGCCCGGCGTGGAATCTGGTTTACGACATCGTCAGCCCGGATGAAGTAGGGCGGCAAGTTGACATGTCCATCAAGACGATCCGCCGCGCGGACGTGACGACATGAAGGACATCCGGCCAGCTTTGCGGGCGTTTCTTCTGGCGGACGCGTCGATCAGCGCGCTCGTTACGACGGGCGGAATATCTCGTGTGTACCCGGTCAAGATCCCGCAAGGCGTCAAGGCAGCTTGCATCGTTTATTCCCGAATTTCCGGAACTGGAATTTACCATATGGGCGGCGACTCAGGTCTCGCGATGCCGCGATTCCAAATAGATGCTTGGGGCCTCACCGGCGACGCTGCAACCACGCTTGCGAACCTGATCAAGGATCGTTTGAGCGGATACCGAGGCGTGATGGGGTCGGGCGGCGCTGCCGTAACGGTCCAAGGGGTTTTTATGGCCGCAGAGATGGAAGACTACGACGACACGGTTCAAATGAGCCGGATGTCGCGGGATTATGCGATCGATTACGAGGAAGTTTAGCCGTGGCCTTCACTCGCCGGTCGATTGAAGTCGAGGGGCTGAAGGATCTGAACGAAGCCCTCGAAAGTTTTTCCAAGGCGACGGCGGGTAACATCCTCAAGCGCGCAGTTGGAACGGCAGGCGCTGTATTCGCCGAACACGCCATCGCAATAGCACCAAAGGACACCGGCCAACTTAAGCGCGAAATCAAGGTTGCGAAGCCGAAGATCATCACGCCGGGCAAGGCTGCATACGCGCAGGCGATGCGTGAGACTGGCGATAAAGCGGAAGCAGCCGCAGCGGCGCGCGCGGCGAACCGGTCGGCGGGTGGAACAGGTCGTTCAGCCGTCACGCACGTCGGTCCAACAAAGCGGGCCGGGCAGGGCATGTTGCAGGAATTCGGGACGGCGCACCACAAGGCCCAGCCTTTTATGCGGCCGACTTGGGATAGCCAGGATCAAGCGCTGGTCGGAATTATCCGCGACACACTCGCCGAAGAAATCGACAAGGCAACGAAGCGCGCAGAACGCAAGGCCGCACGGCTCGCCGCCAAGATCGCGGCTGGAAAGTAACCCCCAATCCCGCCGGGGCGTGGCGCGGGGCATCCCATTATCACATCAGGAGAGACCCGATGACCCAGGCCTCAATCGGCTACGGCACGCTTTTCAAGATCCGCACCAGCACCGGGCCGGATGTTTACACCACGATCGGAGAGCAGGCGAGCGTTACGCCGTTTGCCATCGCGGTCGATAGCGTCGATGCCTCACACGAGGAGAGCCCGTCGGCCTGGCGCGAGTTCATCCCGGGCCTGAAGGATGGCGGAGAGGTCTCGCTCGAGATCCATTACGTCCCCGGCGGCACTGCCGAGGCGACGTTGCTCGCCGCGCTCCGGACCACGCAGGTTTGCCGTGTCGTGTTCCCGTCTGGCGCGCAGGCGAACTTCAGCGCGTTCATCACCGAAATGTCGGCGGAAACCCCGATCGACGACAAGATGGTGATGAGCGTGACGCTCAAGGTTACCGGCGCTATCACCATGTCGGCCGCGGTTGCGCCGACGAATTCGATCCTTCCGGCCATCTCCGGCGCGCTGACGGAAGGCGCGACCCTGACGGCCTACGAAGGCGTCTGGGCTGGCGAGCCCACGTCGTTCACCTACCAGTGGAAGAACGCCGGGTCGCCGATCGGCGGAGCGACGGCCAAGACCTACGTCATCCTCGCTGGAGACAGCGGCGATGCGATCACCGTCACCGTCACCGGCGTCAACTCGGCTGGTAGCGCATCCGCGACCAGCTCGCCAGTAACCGCAGCGTAACGGGTGATTGATGGGCAATCCTGAAAAGGGTGAAGTCTCTTTCCAAGCTGGGGGAGAGACTTACACCATCGTTTTTTCAAACAACGCTTGGTGCGTACTTGAGGCGCACCTTGATCGCGGTATTCTCGACATTTACAGCGAGATTGAGTCCTGGGCGCCGAAAACCGACGCCAAAGGAAAGCCTATTCCCGAAACGAAAGAACAGGAACAGGCGAGGGTCAAGCGTATTAAGCTCGGTTTCTGCCGGGCGCTGTTTTGGGCAGGGCTGACCGACCGCCACCCTGATTTGACTGTCAAGCAAGCCGGCGAAATCATGACCAGTGCCGGGGGGCTTTTGCCCGTGATGAATTTGATCACAACCGGGATACTTCACTCGCAGCCGGAGGCGAGCGGTACGCCGCGCCCCACGAACCGGGCGGCTCGTCGGGCATCTGGAGTTGGCAGCAACTCTTAGACGACTGGATGTCGCTCGGACTTTCAGAAGACGATTTTTGGCGGAAGACGGCCCGCCAAGTTCAGCGCCAGTTCAAAGCAAAGTCCGCACAGCTTCGCCGCGAACATAACGAGCGGATGTCGCTCGCTTGGCACGTTGCGGCGCTTCCCCGCTACAAAAAATTCCCAGACCTAAAAAAACTTCTTGCGCGGGAAACGTCAGCGGCGCGCAGACCTGTCCAAACATCCGAACAGCAATGGGCGATTTTCGGCGCGATGGCTGAAGCGTCCAAGGTTATAAGGAAAAATTGATGCCTGAAGCTATTTCGAAACGCTGCACAAAGTGCGGAATCGAAAAGCCGTCAGACGCCGATAACTTCGGGAGTTACAAGAATCCAAAGGGGTCATACCGCCAGCAAACTTTCTGCAGGGCATGCGAGAATGCGAGGAACGCGGCGTATCGGGCGCGTAACTCCGAGAAAGTCAAAGAGTGGGATAGGCGTAATACCGTTAAAAACAAAGCGCCAGGCAGCGAGTATCAGAAGCGACGTTATGCTCGAAAGGACAAGCAGCAGGCCCATATCGACATAAAGGCGTGGCGCGCAAAGAACCCAGATAAGGTTCGTGAGCATTGGGATCGTACCTACGCAAAACACAAACAAAAACATTTCGCGAAATCTGCAAAGTGGGCGCGGAATAAGCGCCAGTCAGATGAGGCGTTCCGAGAGAAAAGGAACGCGGCGAATCGCGAGTGGCAGCGGAATAACAGAGAAAAAATGAGGCGGTATTACACCGAGCGGTCTGCCGAGAGACGCAGAACCGATGTCAGGTACAGAATTATGAACTCTGTACGCCGCCGGGTCCTTTCTGCTCTCAAGGGGCAGGCAAAAAGCGCAAGTGTGTCGGCCATGCTCGGCGCGCCCTTGGACAGTGTCCGTCAGCACATCGAGGGATTGTTTAAGCCTGGGATGAGTTGGAGCAACTGGGGCCGAGGGTGGAGCGGCGCGAGAGAGTGGCATCTCGATCATATAAGGCCGCTCGCATCATTCGAACTTTCAGACCCGGCGCAGTTAGCGCTGGCTTGTCACTATACGAACCTGCAGCCGCTCTGGGCAGAAGAAAATCTATCTAAGGGGGCCGCCTGATGGGCGACGCGATCATCGGCGCCATGCGCGTTGTGCTAGGCGCTGACACGGCAGATCTCGACAAAGGCCTGAAAAGTTCTCAGTCCAACGTCGCTGCCTTTGGCGCTTCAGTCGGCACGGCTATGGCGGCTGCTGCCGCGGCTGTCGCGGCTGCGGGCGCGGCGATCGGCGTGGTTCTCAAGCGAACGATTAACGACTTCGAGACGCTTGCGAAAACATCGCAGAAGATCGGCGTCCCGGTCGAACAGCTTTCCGCGCTTGCCTATGCCGCTGATCTTTCCGACGTCTCGTTTGAGCAACTGAGCAAGGGCGTCGCCAAGCTCAACAAGGCGATGGTTGAGGCTGCAGCAAAGCCGACATCGGAGGCCGCAAACGCTTTTCGCGCGCTCGGTGTGTCCGCTACCGATTCAGGCGGTAGGCTGAAATCGTCGCAAACGGTGATGGAGGAAATCGCCGGAAAATTCGAAGGTCTGAAAGATGGGGCGGGCAAGACTGCCGTCGCTATGGCTATCTTCGGAAAGGCTGGTGCCGATCTTATCCCGCTTCTGAATGGCGGAAAGGATGGCCTAAAGGAGATGGCTGACGAGGCCGCGACCTTCGGGGCAGTCGTCAGCACCAAGGCAGCAAAGGAAGCCGAGAACTTCAACGATAACCTGACGCGGCTCGGCTACGCGGTGAAGGGCGTTTTTGTTCAAGCCGCATCGCAGTTGCTTCCGATCCTAGTCGATATTTCCAACAAGATGGTGGAGGCCGCGAAGAATTCCGGCGCTCTCGATCTTGTGGTGACCGGCCTAACCGCTTCCATGAAGGGTCTGGTAACAGCGGGCGTTCTGATAGGGGCAACCTTCCAGGTTATCGGCGACCTTATGTCGATCGTGTGGGGTGGCCTCGCCAAGATCATCAAGGGAGATGTGATTGGCGCCTTCGAAAATCTCAAGGCCAAGACTGGTGACATAGCGGGCATCGCCACCTCTACGATGGCGACACTTAACAACGTCTGGAGCGGGGCGAAGACCGGCGCCGAAGGCGCGGCGGCATCGACCGACAAGGCAGCTAAAGCCCAGAAGGATTTCAACTTCGCGGCTATGGGCGGGAAGAACGCAGTCGATAGTTTCATCGACTCGCAGAACAAGTCTCTGGTCGCGCAGCAAGCGGAGATCAAGACATTCGGGCAGTTGGCCGGAAATAAGGAAGCGCTCAAGATCCAGCTTCAGGCGCTGGCGGTCGCTACCGCAAATCATACGGCCGTCACAGCAGCCCAGCAGGTTCAGCTTGATCTAACCAAAAACAAGGCCATGGAGTACGCGCAGACATTGGCCGGCCTGCAATTGGCTCAGGCCAACCTGACGCCGTCGCAGACCTACCAGCTTGAACTGACGAAAATTCAGGCCCTGTTTGACGCCGGAAAATTGAGTGCCGAGGCCTACGGCAACGCCATGCAGAATGCCGCCGAGCGCGCGAATGCAACTTGGGGCCAAGCTGGCGCTTCGATCGCCGGGAGTTTCGCCGGCATTTCCGGAGCATTCGCCAAGGAGTCGTCCGCCATGGCGACGGCTGCGAAAGTGTTCGGCGTCATCCAGGGTACGATTTCGATGTTCACCGGTGCCGCAAAGGCGCTTGAATTGCCGTTCCCGGCGAACATTGCGGCGGTGGCGGCGGTCCTCGCCAAAGGCGCAAGCCTCGTGGCGTCGATCAAGGGGCAGACGGTCCCGACGGGATACATGACCGGCGGTTCGTTCACAGTCGGCGGCGGTGGCGGTCCTGACAGCACGCCGGTTTCATTCATGGCCTCGCCCGGCGAGCAGGTTGACGTGTGGCGTCCCGACCAAGGCGGCGGCGCAGATCCGCGCGGCGGTCGCGGGCAGGGCAAAGTGTTCAACGTCTCAGTTCCAATGGTGACGACGCGCGAGGCAATCCGCGACCTGTTCGAATTGCTTAATCAGGGGCTTGGGGACGGTCATCAGTTGAATGTGGTGGCGGTCTGATGCTCGTCATCTCCACGAACTATGTTCTTTCGCCGGCTGCGGCGGCGGCTGATCCTGACCTCCCGGCGGTCGGCTGGCATAACGTCGTCGTCGCAAGCGGTATTGTTGCCGATACACAGGAAGCGAATTTTCCGGCGTCGAACCTCGCGAACCCCGCAACGCATCTGGAATGGCGCGCGGCCGACGACTCCGAGCAATACCTGACGGTCACCACAAACGAAGTCGATCCGATCGACTATGTCGGAATCGCAAAGCATAATTTCGGGACCGCAGAAATCGTGGTTTCGATTGAGGGTTTCATAGACGGGGATTGGGAAGAAATCGTCGAAGAGGTCATGTTGGCTGACGATAGTCCGGCGATCTTCCGCTTCGCAGCGCAATCTCTTTCGCAGGTTCGTGTGCGCTTGCAATCAGGTTCAGCCATTGCGCGCGCAGCCGTCGTCTATGTCGGCAAGATGCTCGACCTCGAGCGGAAGATTTACGTCGGCCACACGCCTTTGCCTCACGGGTGCAAGTCGACAGTCGCCAACGGCATGAGCGAAAGCGGAAACTTTCTCGGCCGGATTGTGCTGGGCGAGTGGCGCGAAACGACGGTGCCGCTCTCACTGATTTCGCCGGGCTGGTTCCGGACAAACATGGTCCCGTTCTTGGCAGTCGCGAAGGAGATACCGTTCTTCTTTGCCTGGCGTCCGAGCACGTACCCGCGTGAAGTTGGCTATGGCTGGTTCACTGACGATCCGAAGCCCGCGCCGGTTGGGCCGAGCAATCTTATCGCGCTCGATTGGGCATTGAGCGGCATCGTATGAAGTCGCTTACCTATATCGAACTTGATATTCCTTATTGCGGATTGGTTTTCGGCACCGCGCCCTGCACGGCATCGATCCCGACAACTGGCGCGATCAAGTGCTTTAACTCGATCAAAACATGTCAGGACCGCGTGAATTTTGACGAAACGGAAGTAACTCTTCGGTTCGCGAAGCCGACCGAATATCTACCTTCCGAGATTGATGCGATCCCGTCGATCCTCGACATCTCGTTCACGCCAGCGACCATTTCCCTTGGGGAAAATCTCGGAACGCGCGCCACGCTCACGGTGCAGTTCAAGGATCACCCTCATTCGGATACGGGCGAGGGGTTCGATAAGTACCTTGCCGACCGGGATTATGATCCGTTCAAGCAGGGGTCTTTCTGGGGCAAGTTTCGCGCGCGCCAACCGTTCCTGTTCGGCCGGTCGATCCGCCGGATCACCGGATTGCTCGGCCAATCGCTCGAGGAAATGGAAACCCGTCATTACGTCATCGACAGTTTCGACGGCCCGTCACCTGACGGAAAATACACTCTCATTGCAAAGGATATTCTGAAACTAGCCGACGGCAGCAAGGCGCAAGCGCCAGCAATGAACTCAGGCTTCCTTGTTTCGGGGATCACCTCGGGATCTGGGAGCGCGACGTTGTCACCGACCGGGATCGGCAACGCCGAATATCCGGCGTCCGGCACTGCGGTTATTGCGGGCAAGGAGATTGTTACGTTCACGCGCTCGGGCGATGTGCTGACGCTCACGGCTCGCGGGCAGCTTAACACCGTCGCTGCATCAGCGAACGCGCAAGATCGCGTGCAGGTTGTTCTGAGTTACGTCGCCGCTGACCCGGCTGACATCATCTATGACTTGATGGTGAACTACGCGGACATCCAGGCGAGCTATATCAATCTTGCCGATTGGCAGGCAGAGACCGGGACGTTTTTAGCGCGGTTGTATTCGACGGATATTTGCGAGCCAACCTCGGTTGCAACGCTGATTTCCGAGCTGATACAGCAGGCATGTCTTTGCATCTGGTGGGATGATGCCGCCCAGCAGATCAGGCTCAAGGTTCTGCGCGGCATCGTCACCGACGCGGCGCGGTTCACGCCTGAAAATACGCTGAAAGGCTCGCTAACTATCAAAGAGCAGCCAGAGAAAAGACTGTCTCAGGTGTGGACCTATTTCGGGCGGATCAATCCCACCAAGAACCTATCCGATACGGACAACTATCGTTCAACATCTATCGTGATCGATGAAGAATCCGAGGAAGACTACGGCTCTCCGGTTATCAAGAAGATTTACTCGCGCTGGATACCGCCGCTTGGCCGAACGGTCGCTGACCGCCTCGGAGCGATCCTGCTGGGCCGCTTCCGTGACCCGCCGCGCCGCATCTCGTTTGATACGCAGCGTTATGCTGGGACTGACATTCAGTTAGGCGCGGGCTACCGCGTCGCGTCAAAGTGTTTTCAGGATGATACTGGCGCTCTTGTTGATGTGCCAGTTCAGGTGACGCGCCTAAACCCACCAGCAGATCGGTTCAAAGGTGAGGCCGAGGAGGTCAGTTTTATCATTCCTGACGACGATCTCGGCCTGCGAACGATCGTCATCGATTCCAACAGCTTCAACATCAACCTTCGCTCGGCGCACGATGCGATTTACCCGCCACCAAATAGTGGAGACGCGATCGAGTGTCGGATTTTGGCCGGGGTCAAGGTCGGGTCTACCGCCCCCGGCAGCGCCGCTGGGTTGAATCCTGCCTTCGATGTGGGGGCATGGCCCTCCGACGTCACGGTCAAGATCATTGTTGAGGGGTCCATACAAGGGCACGGCGGACTCGGCGGTGCAGGTACCTACGGTGGGGTGTCGTCCCCAACCGCCGGAACGCCAGGCGGCGCGGCACTCTACACGCGTAAGGCCATCACGCTTGAGTTTCCTGCCGGCGCGCAGCTTTGGGGCGGCGGCGGCGGCGGCGGCGGTGGGGGCACGTTTCGCGCTGGCGACGGCGGCGGTGGTGGCGGCGGCGCGGGCTTGAATCCGGGCTACGGCGGATCGGGGAACTATGTCTATGGCGGCAACGGTACGGAGCTCGCTGGTGGCGCTGGTGGGGCGCCGGGTCCTGACGGGTATCCTGGCGGCGCTGGCGGGGCGCCGGGGTTGGCTGGTTTCTTCGGTCCCGCCGGTGGGCTAGGCGGCGCGGCGGGCGCGGCGATTGACGGCATTAGCTTTGTCACAACTACCGTCACGGGCGGCGATGGCCGCGGGCCCACAGTCAACTAAGCGGGGCAATCTGAAATGACAATGGCGCGATACTCTGGCGTGGTCCAAGACCAAGCCGGAAACATCATCACGAATGCAAAAATCGAAGTCCGGCGCGAAGTGCCGGGCCAGCCTCTGGCTGCGCTTAAGTCCGACCGGGCTGGCGCGACTGCGATTAGCAATCCGTTCGATGCGGAGACGGACGGCACGTTCTTTTTCCATGTTGTTGGCGGCGCGTATCAGGTTCGCGCCTATACCGGCCCGAGCGGATCTCCGACGATGGAAGACCTCCGACGGTATGTCCCAATAGGGCTGCTGGCGGAAAGCGATGCTACGACCGCTCGGGTTCCTCTGATCGTCACGGCGGCCGGGGATGTGACCATCGGCGCAAGTGACGGCATCGATGACTATTACATTGAGAAAACTGTCGGCGCTGCGACAAATGTCTACCTGCCGAGCGCGGAAAGTCGGACAACGCCCTTGCGCATCATCGACGGCAAGGGCGATGCAAGCGCCAACAATATTACCATCATTCCTGAATCCGGCGAGACGATCTTTGCGATCGCGGACTACCACCACATCATTGATGGCAATGGCGGCCAGATCACCTTGACGCCGCGCCCTGATGGGACCGGCTGGGTCTAACACCACCAACAAAATTGGATGGAACATGAAACATCTCCGCAACATCCTCGCGGCAACGGTCGCGCTTGTGCTGTCAACTGGCATCGCGTTCGCCCAAAGTGGGCAGGGCAGCTCGCCGCTCACCGGCCCAAAGGGCGGCACGAACAACGCGTTCATGCAGTTCGCGGGGCCTGCGTCGTCGGTCAAGACGTTCACGCTTCCGAATGTTTCCGGAACTATCGGGCTACTCGGCACGATCCAGACATGGACCGCCCAGCAGACTTTTGTCGCGCCGATACTAGGAACGCCAGCGTCTGGCACGCTCACCAATGCAACGGGGCTCCCTATCAGCACCGGCATCAGCGGTCTAGGAACTGGTATTGCAACGTTCCTCGCAACTCCGTCCAGCGCGAATCTGGCGACGGCGGTGACTGGCGAGACTGGCAGCGGTGCGCTGGTCTTCGGCACGTCTCCGAACATCACGACGCCGACGGGGATTGTAAAAGGCGACGTTGGTCTCGGCAATGTAGACAACACGTCGGACGCGACCAAGTGGGCGGCCACAAAAACTCTCACCAACACCACCTATGATACTGCGGGGACAGGCAACAGTTTCTCCATCAACGGCGTTGCAGTTACGGCGAATACCGGAACGGGCGCTGTCGTTCGCGCAGTATCTCCAGCATTTACCGGCACGCCTACTGCACCAACGGCAACCGCTTCCGACAACAGCACCAAGATTGCGACCACGGCTTATGTGGATGCCCAAGTCGCGGGCGGCGTGGCGGGTGTTGCGTCGCTCAACGGCCAGACAGGCGCTCTCGCGTTCGTGGTGCCTCCCCAAGGTCGCCTTACGTTGCAGACCGGCGCCCCGGTCATGACGACGACCCAGAGCGCAAAGACGACGATCTATTATTCCTCATACGCCGGGCCACAAATCCCGATCTATGACGGAACGAACATGGTGCCAACCGTCATCACGGGCGGAGAGATTTCTGTCGCGACGACCGACACGACAAAAAACCCCGCAGCCATCGGCGCAAGCAAAGTCAATGATTGGTTCGTCTGGAACGACAGCGGAACGATTAGACTGAGCCACGGCCCAGACTGGGCCAACGACACGACGCGCTCTGCCGGAACCGCACTTGTCAAAGTCAACGGGATCTACCTGAACAACGCTGCAATCACGAATGGCCCCGCAGCTTCGCGTGGAACTTATGTCGGGACTACGCGCAGCAATGCTTCTTCGCAGCTTGATTGGATTTTTGGCGGGGTTGCGTCTGGTGGAACTGCTGCATTCTTCGGTGTATGGAATGCTTACAATCGCGTGCAAGTAGCGACGATGGTCCGTGACAGCACGGATACTTGGACATACAACGTCGCGAACACATGGCGCGCAGCAAACGCAAATAACACCATGCGAGTGAGTTGCGTTCGTGGCCTTGATGAAGATGCAGTTACAGCAGCCTACTCAATCTTGAGCCTTGCAGGCACAGGAACGAACGCTGTTAACGGCATCGGGCTCGACAGCACGACTGCATTTTCCGGGACGACAGGATTCAACAACATTACGACCGGAAGCGCCGTTACCCAATCAAACTATTTTGGGACGGTCGGGATCGGCTATCATTTCGTGCAAGCCATCGAATTTAACAGCACTACAACCGCCTCAACATGGTTTGGAGATGCTGGAGTTGCCTACTATCAATCCGGTCTATCTGTTTCTTGCGTGCAGTAACTTTCGCACCCTTAGCATGATCGGTGACAACATCCCGGCCCATCGCACAAAGGGATGAAATATCGCATCCGATAGGTCGATGATCCTGTCACCCTCGACGCCCGTATGGGGGTATTCGCCAGCAGCTGGCCGGTAAGCCGTGCCAAACACCACGTCCCATATCGGAAAGTGGACGGCGAAATTTTTGTTGTAGTGCTTAAGCTCAATCGAGTGGTGGATTCGGTGGTACTGCGGACTGCCAAGCAACCACCAAAGCGGGCCGAAGCCAACGCGAAGATTCGAATGTATGACGTAAACATAGACCGCTGGCAGATACGCCAGCGCAATCACCGAAGGCGTCGGCAGGTTGAAAAGTATCGTCATTGGGACGGAGGACAAGAACGGGCTGAAAAAGCTCTCTGAGAAGTGGGCTCTTTGAACTGTTGTCACGTTCAAGTGTTCATCGGAATGGTGCAGAACGTGGCTCTGCCAAAGGAATTCAAACGTGTGCTGCGCACGGTGGAAGCCGTAATAAAAGAGATCAACGATCGCGGTTGAGACGATGACCGCCAATAGCGATAGCGCGATTGAGTTCGACGTGTCGAATTGCAAATTAAAAATGTTCTTTAGCCCGATCAGGCTGACAGCCGTACTGGCTAGATATGCCTGCATCCCCCAGAAGAAGAAGATGTTGAGCGGCGCTAAAATCAGCCCGTAAATCAGGTTCAGTTTTATCGAATAGCCCTCGGGGGCTTCCACGGCGGGGAGAAAGCGTTCCGCCACGATTCCTATCAGGATCATGACAACGGCGATCTGAAAAAACGGGTCAAGGGCAACCTGAGACACGGTGCCAACAATAGAAGACATTCAAACCACCACGGGGCATCTGCACGGCGCAACTCGGGCAGCCCTCCTACCACACACAACCCCACCTAGAACAGCCCCAGCCAGCCCTCGCGGGCCGCGAACCTATGGAGAATCCGAAATGATCGACCTGCACGGCATTTCTCAGGCCGCATTCGACCTGATCGTGAATTCCGAGGTGTCCAGCAGGGCGACCTACGAGAAGGACTACCGGCGCCCCGAGCTTCCCGGCGGCCAGTCCGGCATCACCGTTGGCATAGGTTACGACTGCGGCCAGACGACCGCCGCGGTGATCCGCAAGGATTGGCAGGGCAAGATTCCTGACGCCATGGTCGATGCGCTTTGCGCCACGGCAGGGTTGAAGGCGGCGCGCGCGCGGGTGGTACTGGCGAAGGTGAGGGCGACCGTGGACGTGCCTTGGGGCGCGGCGGTGGACGTGTTCAGCAACGTCTCGATCCCGAAGTATATGGCTTACACGCGGGGCGGGCTGCCGAACTACGACGAGCTTTCGCCGGACTGCAAGGGCGTTCTGCTGTCGCTGGTTTACAATCGCGGTGCATCGTTCTCGCAATCAGGCCCGCGCTATCTCGAAATGCGCAACATCAAGGCGCTGATGGCCGCGCGCAAGTATGCCGGCATCCCCAACGAGCTCCGCAAAATGAAACGGCTCTGGACCACGCCATCGGTGCGCGGCGTGGCTGTGCGGCGCGATGTCGAGGCTCGACTGTTTGAGCAAGGATTGAACGCGGCAAAGGCCGCATAACCCGGAGAAGAGAGATGGAATCCCCGACCAAACCATTCTGGTGGCCCGACCCTCAGTCGTTCATTGCCGTCATCCTCGTGCTTGCGATGGTGACGCTGGTATTCATGCTGGTGCTTCGCGGCACCGTCCCCGAAAGCGACATGCTCAAGATGGTCGTCGGCGGTCTGATGACCACTGGCTTCGCAACCATCATCAGCTTCTATTTCGGCTCCTCGAAAGGGTCCGACAAGAAAGATGACGCGCTGATCAGCAAGGCCAGCACGCCACCCGACGCTCCAAAAACCTAAACCCACCCCACAATCGAAGGATTACCCCATGCGCAAGATCATTCTTGCCGTAGCGCTGGCGTTTGCCATCCCGCTCGGTGCCTGCGGCACGCTGCCCGGGAAGATCACGTCGGCCATCACGGTCGGCGTTGACAACCCGGTCAGCATCCAAGAACTCGCGACCGTCGAGGCGTCCTACGGTGCGGTGCTTTCAGCGGCGGTGACTTACCGCCGCCTCTGCATCGCCGGCCAAACCAACATCGTCGGCACGAATTGCCGGTCCATTGTCCTCAAGATGCAGGAAGCCAACCGGTACGCGCACGCACAGATCCTCGTGGCGCGAGACTTCGTGAAGAACAAAAAGGTGAATGCATCGGTCGCGCTGGCAACGGCGCGACAGGCGATCGCCGCATTTCAGGCCGCAACCCCAAGCGTAGGAGCGCAGTAACATGGACGTCGCAAGCACCATCTCGACCGTTCTGGCGGTCATCCGCGCTCTGAGCGAAGCCGCTCCGATCGTGTATGCGGGGATCACCGACCTGAAGGCGTTCGCAGCGACGCTCTACGCGAAGATCAAGGGCGAGGACATCTCCGAGGCCGATCTAGCGGCCCTCGAAGCCCAGATCGACGCGTTGAGCGATGAGCTGAACGCGCCGCTCCCGCCAGAATAAGCCAAGGCGGGAATGCCGGAATGACCGAGCAAGAGGTAACAGAGATCGTCGCCAAGGTGCTGGCGGAGCAAAAGCGGCTCCACAACAATGAAGTCGATGAAGTTGTCTTAAGGACAATAGCGACGATCCTGACCTCGTTCGGGATCGAAGAAGAGGACCGGGCGGAAATCCGCGCGGACTTCGTCCACCTTCGGCGCTGGCGAAAGAGCGTCGAACAAGCTCGAGGTTTCGGCCTGAAGGCAATAGTAACAGTCATCGTCAGCGGAGTGATCGGAGCGTTCTGGCTCGGCTTCAAGACGATGATCGGGAAATAGCCCTTCCATCACTGGAGAGACTTATGAAACGTCCCATCGTTTTGGGCGCGTCCCTTGGCGCGTTCGCGTTTGTGCTGTTCCTCGTGTCGCTTGTGTTTGCATCACCGGTTGAGGCCAGGGGGCTGCACCCAGATTGCAATGTCACCATGCCGTGCACGCCGGTGGCCTCGGTGAAGCCGAGATCATCCCGCGAAGCCAGCCGCGCCGACCGATACCGG